CGGCGTTAGCCGGGCCCTCCTGACAGAAAAGTCAGGATTCCACCTCTTCACATCTAAAGGAGAATACTCGGATGAGACGGACAGACACTGCTAATCAGAGGCGTTCTAACGCCGCTTATGAGCAGGCAAATCCGTTGGTCCCTTTGAACAGGGCCAAGCGAAGGCAAAGAGCCTTCGACGCTGCAACTGAGTATTTTAAGAAGTACAAAGCAGTACCACTTCTGCGTAATTTGCAGGATATATTCGGTATCGAGTTCTTCGCTCAGGCCACTTTGTGGCTTGATCCGTTGAATGAGTTCCGAAATTCTGCAGGTATTATTGCAGGTGAAAACCGCCTCAGAGAATTGGCTGGCTTTAAGCATAAAGGTAATGTCTTTTGGACAACTACCTACTTGCTGACGGACAACCATGATCCTGAGATCTCGCATCCGATTCCTCGGTTCATTGTTGAGGAATCGGAAGAGACCCATGACACTATCGTAAATGATAATGCCACGGAGTGGAATTCATACATGTGGGACTCGACCAGAAAGGGTCGGGAGTGGGAACGAAGTTCTGCCTCAGGAGACCAGTATGATATTAACGTCCCTTCTTATGGAACGTGTACTATCCATCGGGTTAAATCTGAGGATTTCGTTTCTCCTAATACCATCATTAGAACTAGTCGTGAAGAAAGCCACTATCGGAGTAGTGATTATAATTACTACTCTGATGGCATATTCACTGACTTTGTTTATTTTGATGGTGCTTGTACTAGTCCTTCTGGTTCTATATTTGTTGATGACATCGACACATTTGCATTGGACTTCATGAACGACAATCTGTCGCGCGTGTTGCCTGGTGCTCTTGCATCGAAGAGGACCTTTAACCTAGCCTATCAGGTCGCAGAACTTAAAGATCTGCCTCGCCTTTTAGGTGATATAAGGAACCTTCAACAACTATTGAAATCCTACTTGAAAAATCCCACCGGTTCACTTGCTCAACTTGATAAGGACATTGCGTCCCTCAATTTGGCTTGGGAGTTTGGTGTGAAATCACTTGTAGGAGCCGCAAAGGGCTTGATGCAACTTCCCGAGAAAGCAACGAAAAGGTTGAATTACCTTATTCAGCGCAACTCGAAAGTTACAACAGGTCGGTCGTCGCTCAAAGTGGTTAATTATGAGCATGACCAGGGACTTCCGACATTTCAGTTCCTTCTGCCTGACTGGGTTGAAGTCGTAGACGAGGAGATTACTCGTAATCTCCAAATCGAACTTCGCTGTGTAGTCGATCAGACTATACAATTCCCTACTCTGGCAGTACCATCAATTTCAGATTTTGATTACCTGAAATTAGTGGGCGCAGTCCCGCGCGTGGAGGATCTTTATGAGATTCTTCCATTTACGTGGCTGTATGACTGGTTTGGTGGAATGGGTGCTTACGTCAAAATAATGGACGCTATACACTCGGACCGCCAACTCATCAATTATGGATTCCTCACCATCGTTATCGATGAGGTACTTACCCATAAAGCAGGACTGAAAGTTTCGAGCACTTACAAGCGCTATCGGGCTTCACCTATTTCTGGTGACCCTGCGATTGTAGAAGAGAATACGTCGTCGGTTAAGGTTTATCCTTACCTAAAAACGTATACTCGTCGATTTCAACGACGTGTTGATATCAGTGAACTCGAAGGTGTGAAAGGCTTTGGATGGTGGCAGAGCAATTTGTCTGACTTCCAAAGTAAAATCCTAGGCTCTCTAGTTTCCCAGCGAGTCTAGTCCCCGTGAACGCAGGATTGCGTCCACTTACCCTCAGAAGGAGTCTTCCATGTTTCAGGATCCTATTGCTATTGCCGCCAATGCACCTAACCCCGCCCTGAATCTTTCGATTATCAGGTCGGATGGCTATGGGTCTGAACGGAGGGATTCTGGTGGTCTTTATTCCACCATTATCAACCATAGTACTGGCAAGAACGGTGACCGTCATTACATCAAATTGAGTAAGACGGTCGACGCTACGAACCCGTACAACAGTCTGGTGTCGCCGCAAAGTGCGTCGATTTCCATCTCCGTTTCGCGCCCGCCATTCGGTTTCACGGCCGACGAAATTGTCGACTTGTGGACCGCTTTGACGGACATCATTGGCGATAGCCAGGTTGGCTTTGATGGACTTGTGAATTTCCAGTCGTGAACAAGGCTGGAATTATCGCAATCCTAGTGACATTTACACTTCTTATGGTGCAAATGTTCACGGTCATTGCCTTACACCTGTATAGCACCCAATAACCAGAGCTTAATCAACTCTGGCCTGGGGGATCTTCACATGGGCAGGAATGTCAACCTCATGGAGGTAACATGAAAAGTCCTGTGACTCTCCTTTCGTGCCTATTTGACGATGTCAGTAGGTACGAACTTGATGTGAAGGGCCTCGATAGAGATGTTCAAACTATCGAGTCACGCTTCAAACACGAGGGATACGGTTTTTTGTCCGTTACCCTCTCCACTCTATGCGATGCCGTTGATCACGGCCTCTCAGAAGGTGGCTTTACCTGTCCTTCGGCTTTCGCAAGAAAGCGCGGGGAGGCTCTCCCGAAATTTCTTTCGGGTTTGCTCTGTAAAGTGTTTGATAGTAAAACCGGTGCACTTCTTAAAGAGCCCTCTCTCCATGCTGTTAAGGCATTGAGGGAGATTTTACGCTGTTTTAAGAAGGTTCAGCTTCAGCCTAAGCGAATCGAAATTCTGAAACGCCAAGCTGTCGCTAAATTCTTAGATACTGACGAGTTGATTAGGAGTCATGTTAATGACCCTGATCGCGCCAAATATCTAGGAGATGTCGCTAAAGTAGTACTACCGAATCTTGACGGATTCGATAGTCGAACTCTACTTTATCGGCACGGACCGGGTGGTGTAGCTGAGAAACTGAAGGCTAACCGTAAATGGGTTGACCTTCTTGCGGCGCTAAAAAATAACGCGTCGCTTGCTTACCTATTGGGGTTTGATGTGGGCGTCTTTACAGACTCCCTTATCATTGACCATGATAACCCTTACAGAGGTTTACCTCTGTTTGAGTCGTCAAGCTTCCATAGGAGCAGTACTCTAGCTATGGCTTCTGAAGGCATTGCGAAGCTTATCTGCGTCCCTAAAGATTCAACATCTTTAAGGACTATCACTGCTGAACCTGTATTAAAACAGTTCTATCAGCAGGGGCTCGGCGCTTACTTGCGAGATTCAATTTGCAAGTGTAACGTCTTGTCCAACAGCATCGCATTAACCGACCAGAGCAAGAACCAAGTTCTCGCAATGGAAGGATCCCTTAACGGCAAATATGCGACTCTTGATTTATCTAGTGCCAGTGACTTACTGTCCGTTGGTCTGGTCAGTATAGTTTTTGGTGCTAGGCCCGTGTTCCTTGAACACGCGCTCAGGAGCCGTTCCCCACAAGTGGATACTGGAAACGGTATTCACGAAATGGCGAAGTTTGCCGGAATGGGTAACGCACTTACGTTCCCGGTCCAGAGTGTAGCTTTTGCCTTAATAGCAATTAGCGCCATTCTGGTACAAGACGGTAAGGAACCGTCGTACGTGAACGCGAGGCGAGCCTCCAGGAATGTCCGTGTCTATGGCGATGATATCATCGTTGACGCGGACTACGCACATCAAGTCTGTGACTGGCTAACTTCATTCGGCCTAAAGATCAACCGGAAGAAGTCATTCCTTGTTGGTAACTTCAAGGAATCTTGTGGTGTCGACGCGTTTAAGGGGATCGACGTGACCCCCGTTTACGTTAGACATGAGCCAGTTTTATCCGCAAGAGACCCAGATCGGATCGCTGCCTTAGTAAGTGCCTCTAATCAGTTTTTGATGAAAGGGTTACACAAGACAGCAGAATATCTCCGAAGCATCGTAGACAGCTATATAAAACTGCCTATGGTGTCCAGGAATAGTTCCTCTCTGGGTTGGCATTGTCGCGTTGATACTACTGTCGCACATAAGTGGGACAGGAAGCTGCAACGCCTCGTTTTCCGAGGTCAAGTCATCGTTCCGTGTTACGATACGGACGATATCTCGAACGACTCTGCCGCGTTGATTAAATCCTTAACCCTATTAGAACGTAGGGATAAGGTTCTTGGGGAATCTGGCTATGAGGATTCCGGGCGTCAACCCGGTTTCTACACAGTAGATCCTGAGAATCTTCAACGCTCTGTTCGCAGATTCAAAACAAGAATCCGCGCACGGTGGGTGCCAGCTAACGCTGGTTAACTATTTACGGCTTCTTTCTGCCGTTGTAGAGGAGTGCACAATTGAAACCCAAATCCAAATCGAATATTTAAATCTTTCTTTGATTTAAAGCTCGTGTCTGGTTGGTATACTCAATTGGTGGTTTTGTCTGTGAAGACAAACCTAGCTT